AACCAGTAGCATTTGCATCGCCGTCAACAAAAGTATCAACATCTCCACCAGTAATACCTAAGTCCAAAGTTACAGAACTTGATAGTGCAGTTAGCACTTCAATTCCTGCATGTAGAACTAAAGTTTCTGCCGGAATATCTAATACTTGCAGTACGTCATTTTGTGCCGCACCTGCATCAGAGTTAATTGCTGAAACGTCAATTACATTTTCTACAAGATAAGGAGTTCTTATACCTGCACTGAATCTACCCGGTCTAGCACCTGCGGTACTAGGGCCTGTTACGTCATATGTAGCCATGTTATATCCTCCTAATCAATTAAAAGATGTCTAGCTTGAAGTGCTTCCGAACGAAGTACTTTTCTGCCAAAAACGTGAAGACCTCTAACAATGTCAGAAAATGAATCTGGGTCTCTAATTACTTCTGTTTTTGCAATAGCATTAGCAGTAGCAGTTGAAGACATGTGTCCAAATAACACTTTATAATAGTTAGAAGTTGAAGAAGCGGCAAAGTTATTAGTCATGTATAGTTTAAAACCATTTACAAGACCATTAATAACTGAACCATTTCTTAGAGGTGATGTACCATCACCAGTAACAGAAGCATCCATTAATTTAGATGATGCATTTCCAAGTTGTTCATAGAACTCTGGAGATGCTAAAAACCATCTATTATCAGTTGGGATGTCTGCTCCATGTAAATTTTTTGCCGCAGTAGCAAGGATATCCATTGGGTCAACTTCCGAAGAGCCAAATCCAACATCCGAACCAGAGCCATCACTACCAGTAGTAGTTCCTGCACCGGAAACCATTGCCGCAATTACATTTGCATCGTATGAATCTTTTAGAGCATATGCTCCAGAAGAAGTAGCCAAAGCCTCCCAGTTCACATGAGCTTGTCTTTCTTCGATATCGTCAACTTTAAAAGCGAACGCATTAGCTTGGTCTACAACCATTTGAATTTGGTCATCTGCCAAATTCTGAGGAGCTATTTGAGCACCTCTGGTATAAGAACTAACTGTAATGGTAGGCTCTTTAATAATGTTAACTGTATCTCCGTAAGCTTCAATCTCACCTGCATAATCAGTATTAGTAATATCTTCTACTACTGATGCAGTTCTAAAGAACTTTTGGACTTTTTGGCTGTATATAGCAGGTAACCAATTACCCGATGGTAAGTTGTTATACCCGTTTGCTGTTCCTATAGCCATAATTTTGTCCTCCTATAGACATAAAGATTAGTTACGAATTCTACCTTCTCTTCTAGCTAAATCAATTTCCTTTTCAACTTTTAAGTATTGAGCAGGTTTTAATTTAGTTATTTCACTAACAGTCCAGACTTTTTTATCTTTGGCATTTATATCTCTTTTAGAAGTTGATGTAACTGCTTTAGAAGCTTCTTTTTTATCAACACTTACTTTTTTAGTAATTCCTGCATCTAATTTATATAAATCGATTGCACGACCTGCTAAAGTAGCATTTGATGTGTTATCATATAACCAACCTTGAATAGTAGAATCTTGTTTTGCAACCCATTCATGAAATTTTTCATCAGCCCTAATATCATTAAAGTCTGGATGAAGTTGTGATAATTTAACTTCAGCTTTTTCTTTAGTAACATTTGCTTGAGCTGTTTCTAAATCTTTCAATTTAGTTTGCACTTGTTTAGCTTTTTCATCCGCTTTTGTATGAGCTATAGTTTCTATAACATCATACACATCTGGATATTTAGCTCGCCAAGCATCAATCTCCTCTTTTGTTTTTGGTAATTGAATCTTCTCAGTACTTTCTTCTAACTGAGTTTTAAACCTAGATACTTCATCTTTATGTTTATTTACAGTAGAATCATAATGTCGTTTAAGGTCGTCATAACGCTTCTTAAACACTTTCTCTTCAGCGTTAACAGGGTGTTCTCTGTCTGGAGTGGCTTCTTCTTCTGAAGAAGTGTCCTCTGAAACAGTCGCTGTGTCTTCTGTTACCTCACGTTTGTAAGGTATAGGCTCGAGAAGAGCCTCTTGTTTTGATTCTTCTTGAATCTCCACTTTATTATTTTCTTCCATTTTATTCTCCTTTGTAGGTGCTGTTGGAAACAGGTGGCCTAGAGTCGCATTGGGGCTATGACTAAGCTGTCATAGGTGGCCTATCCATTGGTGTTGGTGCTCCTAAACCTTCTGGTGAAGGTGGTGGAGCTTCTGCACCCATTGGATTACCCATTGGAGCAGAAACTGGTTGTGGTGTAGCAGGTGGTTGTGCATTTGCAGTCATATCCTGTACAAATTGTTGCATAGATTCTTCTGGGTTACTTCCCGGATATCTAGCCATAACTATTGAAACTGGTATTACCACTACAGGTTCAGTTGGGCCTCTATCAGCTACAGGGCCAATATCAATACCTTTTGATTGTAGTGCTTGTTTTACATCTTGTGTTAAATGCATATCTAATACTGCATCTTCTCTTCCACCCATCATAGGTGCTTCTGCACCCATTGGATTACCCATTGGTGGTTCTCCGCCCATATTCATAGGAGGTTGGCCTCCCATTGGAGCGTTAGGGTTATTCATCATTCCTTCTGCCATAGTATTCTCCTATTTATCTAGTTCTTAAATCTGGGCCACTTGGTCTAGTATCCCTTTTTTTCATTTCTTGTTGTTTTGAAGCTGTTCCGCCTCTACCTGTACCATAATCTTGTCCACTTTGTGTTTTTTGAGATACAGAAGGTTTAGGGTCTCTAGATGTAAAACTAAATCCTTTAGAGCCACCACCTGTAGACCTGTCATCACTTGTAACTTTTGTATAAGTATCGCCAGAACTATCTCTTATACTTTCACCTTTATCTAATTGTTCCATTTTTTTCATATCAGCTTCAGCTCTAGCTTTTTCTGTTTTAGCTTGTTCTTGTTTTAATTTTTCTTTTCTTAGTTCTCGTTCCATAGAATCAACATTTACACCACCTATATTTCTATCTGTTGTTTCAGTTCTATAAGGCCCTTGAAATCCTGTTGTATAATTTGGACTATGTATTGCTAAAGTTGAATTTCCCCAATCTTGAAATGTTTTAGATAAGCCAAAAAATCCTACAGTTTGAGCTAAAATAGCAGGTCTTCCTTCTGCTAGTCTTTTATTATTTTCTTTATTTAATTCATTTATATATCTATTGTATTGTCTGTCTTGACCAAATTGTGCTAACCCTTTAACAAGAGGTGGTAAAAAATCTGGTGCTTGTGGTGCACCTTGAAATTCATATGCTCCACCTTTAGCTGTGCTTGTTGTATCAAAATATCCTTTATCTTTACCACGTTCAAACATAGCTTGTCTCCCTTCTGGAGTACTTGCATCAAATTCTACAAAATCATTTCCACCAGTAGAGTCTATACCAGAGGTATCATCTGGTGCAGGTGCTCCATAATAATTTGGTGCTCTATAATCTGGGTCTGGAACACATTGTTTTAGCACATCATCAAATATATAACCGGGAGGACATGGGTCTGTATCTGTATCTGTATCTGGAGTTTCTGGTGTTGTTGGTACATATTCAAAATCTGGGTCGGGTGATGTAAAACCAGACCAACTATTTCCACTACTTGGTGCGTATTCATAGTTTACATTTTCATAACTCCAAGAGTCAGTGTCTTCATTATAGTTTAATTGTAAATTTGTACCTGTTGTCATTTTCTGCTATTAAGTTGTTCCCGTAGTGCCAGAAGCTCTCTGAGTGAAGCCAGTTTCCCCTGCTTGCGGTACACCTCCAACTCCGATGTTGCCACCTCCAGAGCCAGTGATGTCTTGTGGATTTGCTCCTGCAGGTGCTTTTCCAGTTTCAGCCATACCGGATTGTTGACCATTGCCTTCATTTGTGGTGTTTCCATTTGCCATTCCCATTATTTTTGCAAAAATTGCCGCCCGTTCTGGGTCGTTAATTAATTTTTCTGGTTCTATATCAAGAGACTTTGCAATCTCTGCTAACACTGAGTGCCATTTTACAAATGGTGCAAGATTTTGATTAGAAGCAGTTTGTAAGAAAGTCATCAACCTTTGAGACCTTACTTCTTTTTGCATTAATGATGAAGTACCTCGTGCTTTTACATCTAGGTCACCTCGAATTTCTGGGGTATCTTCATTAAATTGCATATTCCAAGCAAACATAGATTCGCCTAGAGGTCGTAATAAATAATCATCAATATTTTTTACTACAGTTTTAATACTAAGAGCCGCCGCTCCCATTAACATAGACATACCTGCGGCAGTTCTTGTTGTAGACTGTACACCTGTTGTTCCATGTGAATAAGATGGTATTCCTGTAGACTCATCGGCTAATTGCCTAAATCTGTCAAACATCATCAAATTTTCATTTGCTGTATTTGGAAACTTAACACCATGAATAGATTGACCGGGCATACCACTTTGTCTTCTAAATATTTTACCGGGAAATACTTTCATATCTTGACCCGGCACTAACATTGTTTCATCAACGTCAAATACTAAGTTTCCTGCAAGTGCTAAATTGTCAATAGCCATTCTTGCATGACCATTCATAATTGTTTGTGCATCATCCATATTTTCTGGAATACCTACTCCAAAAAATTGATAAGGATTAATTTCATACGGGCAAACTAAATAGGGCAATCTTGCCGGTGTAAATGGATTAACTACTAATCGTAATATTTTACCATTGCATACCCAACAATTTACAGAAACTTCATCAAGTTCATCCATATCATCTGTTATATCTAGACCTGCTTGTTCTGCTAATTCTTTATCTAAGTATCCCCAAAACTCTAAAATTTCATATCTATTTTTGTCAAACTCATCAGTTGTTTCTCTATCTAATAAAGAACTTTCATATCCACGAGCTTCATAGTTTGCACCCATTGATAAACATTCTCTTACAGCACTTTTTCTAAAGAAAGGCCTATTCATTAAATCTCTTACTTGAGTTTTTGTGTAGTTATGTCTTTCAATAACATAATCAGCATCTTCCATATTTACTGCATCTGGGTCTGGATAAAAATCCCAACAAGATACAGCTTCAATTTTAGGAACTAATTTTGATTTAGGAGTATATACATTTTCTCCTGTCTCTTCATCTTTTTGCCATTTATGTGAAGTTTTATCATAACTAAATGGCCCTTTAATAATTCCTGTTCCAAGTAATGCCATTTCAAATAATGAATGTCTAAATACAGATGTAGCACTAGATTCACTTAATTGGTCATGAACTAATTTTTCCATATTTTTTGCAGATATTTCTGCAGGATTAATTTGAGGTTCAGAACGAGCATCTTTTGATGGGCCTTCAACAAAATCAGCACCTTCATATTCTTTTTTTAATCCTCCTAATATAGAATCAAATGTAGCTCCCGGTTCTAAGTCATTACCATCTCCCGGAAACCCATAGGGGCTTTGTACTTCCGGCTCTTCAGTTGGTTGTTGAGATTTAGAAACGTGAGCGTACTCTGCAATATCTTCTGGAATAGTTGTTGGGTCAATACCTAATGGAAATTTTCCACTAGAAAATAACACTTCAATAATTTGACCATAAGCGGCCATTACTTTAGTTTTTGTTATTTTAACAAATACTTTTGATTTTTCACTTTCAGTAAATTGCATATCATTACCATAAAGACCTCTATAGTTTCTATATGCTCTTAACCAACGCTGTTCATCAAATTGTCTTGCATTTTCAGCAGATTGAAATTTACCCTTAATAGTACCGGCTAAATTATCATATGCGTTATCGTCATCAGTATCGCCTAAAGCTATAATTGAATCATCAATTGCCATTAATTATTTTCCGTCTGCTACTTTTGATAAATCACCCTGTGAATACATTTTTAACATATCACCTTGTGGTTTTTCTTTTGCAGGTGCACCATCAGCAACTTCTGAAACTTCGCCTTGTTTATACATTTTCATTACCATAGTTTTCTCCTAATAATCTTTTTCGTTAGCCATCTTCATAAAAGATGCTTCAACTTTGTTTTCTGTTTTTTTTGGAAACTCATTTGGTCTAGTTTCATAGTTAGCTTGAATACTCATATCTAACTTTTCACCTACTGGTTTATCTTTTGGATAATCAGCACCAAGGTCACCTTGTTTGTATTTTGTTAATACTGGTTGTGGCATTTAACCCTCCTTAATTTTATCTTTTAAATAGTCCATTAGTTTTGGATTATCTACAAATATTGTTGTTAAACCATTAGCTAAACCATTAACTACTAGTTCTTCTACTTTCTCATCTAAATCCATATTCCATTGATATAT